AGCGTTTAGTCCAGCAGGGGAGGTTTGATTGTCAAACACAATGTCGCCCGCACCGTCGTTGCATACCTCAATGATGTGACCTTCGGGGAACTTGTAATTTGCGCTTCCGTCCCGTTCGGGGTTGAGTGTGATGGTCACGCCGCTGTTTGGTGAGAGCATGAGGAACGAATCACCTTCCGCCGTCAACACCCAAGTGCCGTTTGTGGTTAGCGCGGTGCTGGTTGCATCAACGCCTCGCCCCTGCAACCGCACCGAATAGTGTCCCGTCTGTTCGTTGTTGCGCCCTGCAAAGTAAAACGAGTCAGCCGCGTGGCTACCGCCACGGTCTGCACCGCGTGATGGACCTTGCCCGTAGCCAGCGTCGCTTGAGGACGGTGGAGTTTGAGCGAATGCGCCGTAGCGCGGATGACTCACCCAATGCGCGTTGATGGTGTCGGTAACGGCAAGGTCACCGTTCTCATTGTGAACTGCGTTGAGGTGTGCGACGGTATTGATGCCCTCCGCACCACCGTCAGCAATCTCGCCGCTGGCGATTGTGCCGACGGAAAGAGGCACGCGGTAATCAGCCGCACCGCCAACAAATACGCGCTTATCGTTAATTTCTGTAATGTTGAGGTTGTTTGCACCTCCGCCACTTGCAACATATTGAACGCGGACATGGGCAAGCACGACGGCTTTCATGTTGTCTTGCGTTGCTCCTGTGTCATAGTCAATGAGGTATTGGTTAGACGCAGATGGATAAAGTCCTGTGGTCGTGTCAACAGGGCTTCCGCCCTCGTAGTGGGCTTTGTTGTTGCCGCCGCTCGGTGCAACATAGATTGTGTAAATGGCTTCCTCATTGGCCGACAGAGCGAGCGCGCCTGTCCCATGAGAGCCGTTGTTGAGGTCAAGCGTGATGGTGTTGCCTACGCCGCCACCGAACTCGTAAACCGCACCGTCAAGCACGACGAAGCCGCCGCTCACCGTGAGCGTGCTGGATGAAGCGCGCACCATTGAACCGGGCTGATTGCCGCTATTTGTCTCGTTGCGCGTGGAGCCGTAGGCTCCGTCTTGGTATCGGAGGATGCCGTTGCCCTGCACGCCTTGAATTAAATTGGTTAAGGTCGTGGGTGACAACGAATCGCCATCTCGTAATCCGTCTTCACCAAGCGTGTTCTGCGCGGCTGTGTGTCCTGCAATGTTGTCACTTGTCATTCTTTAACAGCCTCCATGCTATCTCCATTGGATTGCCCATTGTGAAAAGAGGATGACTCGTGCCTGTTATGTTTATCCCACTATTCGTCGGTTGACCGTTCAACTCGCGCATGTAAACTGCGGGCAATCGGTGACGAAGGGCGGGGTCTGTGCTTGCAATTTCTTCATCGGATGCGATAGGAACTCTTGTTTGTTTCATTGGTGAGTTGCGCGGAAAGCCCGACCTGTAAGGGTCTGTTATGTTCCCCTCATCGTCCATCACCGCCTTGTTCCCATGCGGCATCGCGTTTTCAACATCGTAGTCTTCCCTGTGTTGTTCTTCGCGAGTGTCAAAAACAGTCATGCCTCGCGCGCCTTTACCGTCTTCACCGGGGTGATGAGTTGGTTCAATTGAGCCGCTACCCTTGCAGTTGAAACAAGTGATGTAGTCGTCGGGACTACCGCGCATAACACCGTCCGCTCCACCTTCATCAAAACCACCTACACCGTTACATGCGGGGCATGCGAACTCTTGGTCAAGAGGGTCGTCGCCCATCAAGCCACCTCCAAGATGAATGAGAAGCGCACTTCATTCTGTGCGTCTTTGGTGAAGGAGTTGATGTCCGCGCGATACACAGGAATGAACTCACCTGTGGATGCGTCTTTGTATTGGATGTAAACCTCTTGAATTGGTTTGGCGAACACATAGGATGCGTTGAAGGTCCCCTCAACGAGCAGGCTGGTGTCGTCAATAATTTGCACGCGCGGCACAACTCGCGCCAGCGTTCGCGCACCACCATCATCGGAGGTCGCGACTGTTCCGTCGCTCCCAATGTGCAACTCGTTGACAAGCGTTGCGAGGTGTTCAACCAAGCGTCGCTTCACGGCGTTGAGCATCGGCATCAAATCTTCCTCCGTATCTTCCGTCCTTTGACCGTTCTCATTTCATGTGCGCGTGGGCGTAGCATTCGCATCTCCGTGATGGTTGTGGGTATTGCGCCCCCGCTAATCAGCGTTACGCCTGTAAAGGTGGTGGCTGTTTTCGCGCTGTAAGAAACAAAAGACGCGTCGTCAAGGATAAGGTGTCCACTATCGGCAAACCCATCGGTGCTGGTCACGGTGATGGTTCCGGCGCTATGCGTGCCGCCAATGCGTCGCGTCACACCAAACCCAAGCGCTGACCTGCCTGCGCCGTAGCCTGCGTTCCTGTGTCCCAAAAGGAAGCCCGCGTGAATGTCGGGGACAGCGTTGTCACCGCTGGTCTTTGTTCGCGCCAGCGTAGCGATAACAGGTTTAACGGTAAGCACTCCTGTGACGCGCAAGTTGCTGATGCCGATGCCGCTTTTGTTCACTTTGACAATTTGGAAAGAGCGGTCAACCTCGTCCTCTTCGGAGTCCGCATCGTCACCATCCCCGAACCCTGTCAATACGGCTTCAAGTCCAGCCTCGTAAGAAAGCAATTGGAAGTTTGATTCGCCGCTTGAATTGTGGCTAACTTCAATGATTGCCTGTTGCACATTGCCGATAGGCGAGTCGTATTGAACGATGTCAGCAGGCTCTAAGTCCCACGACAAAGTGTGTCGGTTTGACATGAGCGCACCCTGCGCCTTTCTGTTCAAGCGTAGTGCTTGACTTGCTGATTTGCGCGCCGATGATTCATTGTTTGCCGTCGGGTCAAAGACCACCATTTGCTTGATTGAGCCGAGTCGCTTCTGCGATTCGGCATCGTCTACCTGCGCGCTAATGACATCGTTAAGCGCAATGCCCTTTCCTTTGACCGTCACGCGGTTTGCAATCTCAACGATAGGGTCAATGCTCGTCTCGGCGACACCGCGCTGAACTCCTAATTTTCGGTCTTTGGTCTTGAACACCTTCGGTGCATAAGTGAAATTGCCGAAGCGGTCGTAATACATGATAAAGTGGTCGTGGCGCGCAACAGAGCGAATGGCGCTCGGCACAACGAGCGCTTGAAAGTTCTTGGCTACAAAAAGCGTGCTTGTTCCTTTTGTTGATACGCTATTCAAACCATGCAAGGCTTTGTCAAACAATTTCTCAACCAAGTCGGTGCTTCGTAAACCAACACTCACCGACTGTCCACCGTAAACATGAGTTGTCTCGCCCATTTGCATGTCAGCCAAACTACGCCCCTTCATGTTATTGAGCGCGATACGAACACCTTTCGTCGTGGTCGTTATCTCATCAGTCCTCAAACGGTTGGCGGGTTCTTTGACATCGTAGAGAAGCATGGGGCGCTTGGATGTCGGCGAGAGTTGTTGACCGTCAAAAAATGGCGCGTCTTCATGAGAGGTGTGAGACAAACGAACACCCGTGGCTTCTTCACTCAAACGGTATTGGCGCGGGTGTGTGCTTTGAAAATCGCTTTGGTTTGGTTTGTCTACTTGAACGGTTAAACTGTTTGATTGCGCTGGTTTGTAGATGACATGATGAACGGCGTTGTCAACAAATGTAGGCTTTTCAACAACAGCGCCAACTTCATCGTGAATGGCGTCGTTACGCCCTTTTGTTGGTCCAGCATACGATGTGTTGACAGGAGAAGGAATGGTGTAGGTCATAGATTCACATCCTTGTCTGTTCGGTCACCTTCGTTTTCATGCTCGCTTGTGTTCAAATCGTCACCTGCGTAAAGCGATTGCGTATAGCGCGGCTGAACGGTGTAATCGTGTCGGATAAACACCTCTTCGTTTTCGCGCACAGACTGCCTACGGCTCGCATCCCCTCGGAAGTGTTGTAGCGTGTTGTTGCTAACAATCATGCGCGCTACGGCTTGAGTCGTCCTCGTAGTGAAATCGTTTGCTTCGCTACCTGCAATTTTCGGCCCTGTGCTTGAAGGTGCGCTGGTTGATGATGACAGGTCAAACAGATAAGCAGGCGCGTATGGAGGGTTGCTCGGTGCAGGGTTGCTACCTCGCATGTAGGAAGAAGCCGCATCAGCGGCACGCGCGTTGGGGGTGTCGTAAACGAATACACCGTAGCGGCCAGCGGCGGTGGCTGACAAGACATGTGCGGTATCGTCACGGAACAATTCAATGTGTTTGTTGTCAAGGACACGCACAGGGCGAACGAGGAACTTGATGGTTTCATCCTTCGCGTTTGTCTTGTAAGAGGTTGAGTCGTGGTTGCTGGTTTGATACGGGTTTGTTGTTGGACCGCTTGTCGCGCCCCATTGATAATCGTTAATGGACTCTCCATCCGATGAAACTTCCAAAATGTAAGTCCCACCCATGACGGGTATGCCGTGTGTTGTGCCGAACTTGAGAACCTGTTTTTTGCTTGACAAGTTAAGCGTGTGGAGGTTGAGGTTGTCAACCGCGCGGTTTGCTGTGCTAACACCGCCTGCGAGAATAAAGCGTTGTCCAACTTGTCGGTCGGTGTGAAGGCTATGCGCTTCGGTGCTTGCGATACCGTAGTTCGGACTCATCTCCCCGTCGTTTTCACCAACCGTCATTGCATCCAAACCAATGCGAGGTTTTGATTTTGCAATTGGTTCTTGCATGAAAGTGAAGTTTGATTTCTCAACATTGCTTCCGATATTTGCTTCGCGCTTAAGCAAGCCGTCATCACCCGCCAACTCCAAACGCGCGCTAATTCCGTGTGGCGCTTCGTGATTTTCCAATTGAACATTTGAAGGGCGAATCAAACCATTGGTGAATGCTGGCTCGCTGGTGTGGTGCGACAACACCAACCCAAACGGTCGCATGTCTTCGGACACATCTTGGATAATGTCTTCGTTGAAGTAAGTCGGATAACGCACACCGCGCCCATCGCCACGGTCACCAACACGCTTTGCCGTAGCAGGGTCAAAGAAGCGCTCGGCGGCAACTGATGTGCGCACCGCTGAATCAGTAAACATTGTTTCAGCAACCTTTGTTCGGTCGGTTGCGCGGTAAGCATCCTCTGCATCCCATGACGGGCGAATGCCGAAACCGCGAACAGGGAAGCGTCGCACTTCTTCGCCCGTCGTGTTACCCCACCAATCAATCATGTAGTGTGCTTGAGCAAGCGCGAGATTTACGCGCTGGTCAACGACATCTGTCCCCGCTTTCAGTCCAGCAGGCATGTCAGCATGGAAGCGACGGATGGCTGTTGATGGGTTGCGAATGTTTCTTACCGCGCAACCAAACCCTTTGGTCATTCGGCGACCGTCGCTGTATTGCACTTGCTGTCCTTTAAGGTCGCTACCCACGAGTGCAGAAGCGTTGGTTTGTCGTTCAAGAACGCCAATGTAAGCAGGGTCAGTCGTCGTTGTTGTTATTGAACTGCCTGTTCCTATTTGGTTAGATGTAATCATGCTTGCACTATCAGCGCTAACAAACGGACCTTCAGCATGGTAGTGATGATATGAGTAGGGGTCGCGCAAGGCTTGATTGGCCTTGATAGCCCAACGGGGTCGGTTGTAGGGTTGGCGAACGCTGACTCGGTAGCCCCATCCAGCGTTGCGGGTAGTAGATGCGGAGTTGATGGTTTCTGTCATCGTCTCAACATTCGCATTGGTGACAACAAGCCCTTTCGCGTCGCTCACTTGCTTGATATTGGGGTCATCCCACTTGTTACGCCAGCCGACAGATGCCGTTCCGTAAAGACTGAGTGAACTCATTTGCGCACCAAAACGATGACCGCCCGACCAAAATGCGCCAAGTTGATATTTGCGCGACTTACCGTCTGTGCCTGCTTGGTGAGGATAATTTGCATCGGGGTATGAATCGGTCAAATCATCACCCGGCCCCTCCCATGCTTTCATTCGGAACTTGAATGGACCGTCGCTCATGGCGTAAGTGAACTCATGATAGTGAACCATTTCATAATGTTCGGGCGCGTGGTTGTAGGCTTTCTTGTCAACTGCCGCATCGCCTTTGTTTGTTCGGCTATCGGAGAACCATGTCATCGGGCGACCGAGGTTGTAGTGCCACATGCACAAATACGCGTCGGGGATGTGCAGGCTGTTAGTATCGCGCGTTCCCGAAAGCAACTGCGGTAAGTTGCGTGTAGCCACGCTTGCTTTGGAGTTGGTGTAGATTTCATTCTTTGTGTTGTAAGGTGCTGACAGGCGCACTTCGCCGTTCTCAGCCGTGGTAGCGTCAGCGGTCTTAGTCGCCGCTTGTGTAGCGGCTGTCCAAAAGTCGGTCGTCACGGCAGTCACGCCGTTGAAAACGGTCGGTGATGCGCCACTTATTCCGCTGATGTAGCCTCGGTCTGTGTAGGTTGCGGCGTGTTCAATACCGCTTTCGTCAACAATGACCAAGTGATGGTTGTAGTAATCACTTCCGACAAGAGGGAACAAAGTGTTGTTGCGCACATACAGTTTGCTGAAAGATTGATTCGCGCCCTCAACAACAGCAACAGGAGTCATTGCAGTGAGGTATTCGGTGTAAACATCAAGGTAGTGGGAAGGATAACCAAGCATCGTCGTCTGCGTGCCTACACCACCGAGCGTTGACCGACAGAAGTGATAGTAGTCGTCGGGCTGATAATGGTCAATGCGTTTCCAATTATTGGTTGAGAAGATAGTTGAAGAGTCAAGCGCGACGCTCCACCACGGAACGGTGACCGTGTGACCGGGCGTTGAGCGATGAAACATGTTTGGATGATACGGCATACTGCGGCGCGTAAATGCCCCCGACGATGTAGCGTTGACGCCAAATGGATTTGCAAGACCAAGAATCGGCGTGTTGGTAAACTGTTCGCGAGTTGAGGCATCATGGTCAAGAATCAATTCGTTGACATAGATTTCACAACCGCGCGTATCAGCAGATGTTGCCTCGGAGAGAATAAGGTCAAACTGCGACCCATTCCACTTAAGCGCAACAACAGTTGCTACTTGCTGGTCTGTCAAACTGCGAATCGTTGTGTTTGTCTTTGATGGATTTTCGGGCGCTTCATCACTTCCGTAATTTGTGTTCTCATTGTTGCCCATGAACTGCTTGCTGAATAGGTTGGGTTGAATGACAATTTGATACGCACCTACTTCAGCAGGGTCGGGGAAGTTCCATGATGTGTTGTAGTTCGCACCGCTTTCAAGTTGGATGCGATGACCGCCTGCTTTGTTGCACGCCGCACTATCGTCTGCAATACCGTAACCATCAAAGCGCAATTTGGTTTCAGTCAATAGCGTAAAACCATCACCGTGAATATCGCTCGGCGGATGAGGCGCAGTCGTTCCCGAAAACCAAACAAGAGGGTTGTGAATTGCTTTGCTTGAATCCATATCTGTTGCGCCAAAACACGCGCGAGCGTCCGCATTCAACTTTTGATACAACGGATGCGCGAGGTGACCGGGCATCATCGCCATTGTTGGAGCAACATAATGATGTCCCATGCGCGGCAAAGGCATAGGTGTCAGTTTGTTTGCCGCGCGAACAACTGAAGCAGGGCTGACGGTATCGGCGACCGTTGTCCAAGCCGTGTGTGCTTTGTCGGGACTATTGCCGCTTACCTCAGCATGGTCGCGAAGACGCCGAGCGGCAAATTGACGCGTTGAGCCAGCAGGAACATAGAACGACGGCTTGATGCTATCGTCTGCGGAGGCGGTAAAGTCCGGTGCGAAGACGACATTCTCAAACACCTTTGTTGTTCCATCAAGGTCGTCATCCGGGTCTGTGAACGAAGCAATCGTTCCGTTGACTGAAATAAAGTAGCGTCCATCGGGTGTTGCGTCTTGCTTCCAAATGTCACCATTGATGAACTCGTTTGTGGTGATAGTGTCTGTCCCTACTTCGTCAATTGTAAGACGGTTGAGCGTCATGGCGTTGTTGACAATGCGCAACGGTTCGCGCTCGGTGTAGGTGTAGCCCATTTTAGTGACATGAAAATACAAAGCGCGGTCGTGAGGTTCGTAGGCTGTTTCAAGAATGTTGCGCGATTGTAAACTGTTGTTGCTGTCGGGGAAGTTGTTTGGGTTTTGATTGATGTGTTCATACCCTTCTTGTTCCCAACGAGGTGCAGTCTTTGGTCGCGAAGCGTCCGACTCAAACATATCAGCCACGCCTTGAACGGGTTGACTTGGGTGATGCATGCCGCCGCTTCCCATCGTTTCGTGCTGGTATGCTTGAAGACGGTCAAAACCTGCGCGCACAAGGATGTTGCCGGGGATTTCGTCGTGATTCGGTAAGCGTATTTTCATGTTAGGCGATACGCCCGAACCTGCAAGTGCAGGTGCAAGTCCTTCGTTTTCACGGTCATGAACCAACTCGTAGTCGCGAATAACAACACCAAGCGGTGAACCACCTTCCAGCGTATGCTCTTGTCCCGTATCGTCAACAACGGTAGCGGTTGCAAACTGCATCTCTTCATTGGGTATGTTGAGAGCGTTGCGCACTTCGTATGGGTATTGTTCGGCGAGAGCGGGGTGAGCCAATTCTTGCGCTTGAATAATTGGGAACATTGCCGCGTTCGTGGATTCAAAAGAGAAACGAACATTGCCGTAAATTGTTTCTCCAAACTTCACATACTCCGAGCCAACCTTGTGAACCTGCCACGGCACGCCACCAAGACCGCGCGCGTTTTGAGCAGGAAGTGTAAGGTTGCCGCCGCTCATGCGCTTCCACACAACATGCTCAACAAAGAAATTGCGAGCCGCGCTACGGTCTTTCCAAAACGAGTAAATGGTGTCGCGGTGTTCTGTTTCGTAATTTTCGTATCCCGTCATTTCCACCTTTGCAGTTTCGGAATCAAACAAAGCATCGTTAGGATAATGCGCATTGTTTGGGTTTTCTTGCTTGTCAAAGAAAAGGTCGCCTGTTGGGAACAAACAAGTTTCAGCCTGCGTAAGTTGAGAGGCAGTTGCCGCCGCGCTTGTCCAAAGAGGTGAAGAGTCTGTTGGTCGCGTTATGGTCGTGTCAAACAACGCTTCAACATGCGGACCAGCGTTTGACTCAGCAGAGTAGCGGTCATTGTTGAAACGCTCGTTGTGATAAGCCGTGACCGTTCCTCCCTGTGTTCCTCCCCACTTGAGTTGAAGCATATCCCCGCACGCTTGTTGACCGTTGCGAGAGGCTTTAGCAATAATAGGCAGGTCACCTTCGTAAGACACAACAACAAAGTGTCGTTGATGCAAACCTGTTGATTCGTGAATAGCCGTTTGTGGAGTCCAAGTGAAATCGGATGAGTCCCCACCCTCATTGGTTTCAAGCACCCATTCAATTGACTTAGGCTGATGACAAGCCATGCCCGAACCATAGGGGTTGAAGCCAAGCATCGGATGCCATGCACCAAGACCAGCCGCGACCTTGTTGCTGATGTTGAGACTGTTGAGGTAGGAATAACGCTCACCATGCCAGCCGACAGCACCAACGGCGCGCGTTCGGTCAATTGCGTCTGTCACACCGTTGAAATGAATCTGCGTTGTCGCATAATGGTCAAAGGGTGAGTTGGACATTTGACCGGAAGCAGTCGCTCCTGTGGCTCGCGTTCCGTCTGTTGCATTTTGAAATCCATTATCCCATCGTAGATTTCCGGCCTTTGACCAAACAAAGACTTTGTGACTTTCTCCTTCAACGCTATTTACATCACCTGTGCCACTACGAGAGGGTTCTTCTAAGCGATTAAATCCACTACGCATATTGGCTCCAAGAACAAATGTTCCTTGCGCTACATCGTAGTGAGAATAATAACCATAGTAGGAGTGTGTGCCGTTGCTAACGCGTATCCAACCGTTTTCGGGTAGCGTCATCGGCAACGCTGTTCCTATGGAAACAAGACCGTCCGGCTCATCCGTGTAAGTGCCGAGGTCGCCAACATCAATCCAACCATAGCGGTCTTGCCGTTGCGCGTCTTGGAATGAAGGAAGGAACGAACCACCAAGAGCCTTGAGGTTAGCGCGACCGGGCCATGTGTTGATTGCGGCGGCAACAACTGCACCCAATTCTTCGCTGTTTTGACAGCGCGTCGCATCAATCAAGAATACATCATCGGGGACATCAGCATTCAAGTCATGGTCGTAGTCAGTCAACACTTGAGAGCCAACTCGGAACATGGTGGCGTTGAGGCCGATACGGTCAATGTATTGCACCGCCGCGTTTGCTGAATTAACCAGCGTCGCTGTAACAGGATGTGGTGGATTTTTGCGCACGCTATTGTCAAACCATGAACCGCCCGCGGTGTAGCCCCCATCAAGGTGAAACACAAGTTTGCTGATGCTAAAATTGTCAATTGCAGTTGCAAAGCGCGCACTTGCATTGTAGTGAGAAAATGGGTGACCGTATTCGTTTGCCGCGCTTTGAATTACAGATGTCGGAGCGAAAAAATGACTGCTGACATAACGGCCTTGGGTTGATAGCGTTTGGTTAAATGCGCTATTCGGTGAACCATACGACGGTTCCCAATGACGGAATGTCTCGTATGGGAATACATTGTTTGCACCGTATGCGTCTGTCGGTGGTAAAAACTCATTATTTGCGCTATTGAGCGTCCCATTGCTCAACTCATTAGGTAGGAAATAACCCGACTCTACGCCTTGATTGAAAGTTGTCGCCATTGCACCATCAAGCGAACAGTATTTTTTCCACGCCGCCGTCCACTTTGCAGACGGCTCAACTGATGTTGTCAAAGTTGCGCTTTCACCGCTCCAATGTTTAGGGACTGATTGACCGGGGCCAAATATCATGTAGGCTACACTATTTTCACTATCGTTGTAGCGCGCGTAAGGATGAGCAAAACGAAGAATGACAGGCATCGGTTGAGCAACTTTGACATTGGTGTAAGTGGTGTTTGGAATACTATGGGTGTCCGTGTTGCCGTCAATGTCGGGGTTGAGAACTGCGTCAACATTTGCAAACGGAGGTGAAGCCTCACCGCGATGTTGATTCGCTAACGCCGTTGCGGGAAACATAGCGAACATAGCCGTCGTATCAAGAAGCGCGTATGCGCCCATTTTTTCGCCAATGTCCTGCAATCCTGCGCTACCTGTTGGACCGCTTGCGTAGGGGTGCTTGTTGTGCGAAGAATAATCCGTTCGCGACCCATCGTTAATGTCCATGACGACGCCGCTAAATCCACCTCCGAAGTAAAGCGGGACATGATGGTCAACGCTATCATGCCCACCTCGGAAGTAAAGTAACGGATTGCCTCGCCGATTTGCGCGCAAACGCATACCTTGAATATCGTTGACAAACTTGAAGCGTTGCATCAGTTGACCTGTGCTACCCAACAAGGTTCGGAAGTCTCCCTTTGTCTCTTCATTATGCCACCCAATCATTTGATTGGCGACTACTATTGCCTCTCCACTACCGCGCTCAATGGGGCTAAAAGCCGCACAATAAATGTAGGAATCTTCAGTCAAGTCCATGCGTTTGAACGGCGACCATGAGCCGTCAATAGCCCCACCAAACTCAGTATGAACATTGCTGTTGAGATTGTTACCGCTTGGGTCAACATGTTGCAATTGCCATGCATATTGCCGACCAAGGACCGCAAAGTTGTGAGGGTCGCGCAACTCAAGTTGATAAGTGTCTTTTTCACCCGATGGGAGACTACCCGATTGAGTATCCAACTCAAAAGTGTGAGCCTCAAGAGCAGGAGTGATGTGGTCACCCTCAAATCGTGTAAACTTGTCACCGCGCAAATGTTTTTGCCAATCATCAGTCGGAACAGCGTTGTTGGTTTGGTCAACGAGAATAGGTGTGGCCGTGTTAGCGTTGTAGCCACGATAGCGCGTTGATATTGTCAATAGCGTGCTTGGTAGATAGCCGCAATCAAGCATCAAAGCGTTGAGGTCTTGAGTTACTGTTATGCCTCCGAATTGACCGCCCGAACCATGTGTAGCGATTTGGTCTGCGCTTTCTTTACTACTTGCGTTGATGCCCCAATCCTTTGACAATGAAACGCTGAACATTGAACGAAGAGGTATCACTTGTTTGTTCGGGTTGAAAGTTGTTATTTTGATTGCAGTCTGCGCGTTTTCACCCATAATTTCACCATAGGTGCGTCCATCGGGTGCGCGCAAATGTGAACAGTCAAAGAATTGGTCTTCTTCGTTCGGGTCAACGGTGAAAGCATAAGCCGTCGCCGCGGCAATCAATTCGTCGGTTACGATGGTTGTTTGGTTAAGGTGAGGACTGATAATAACAGGCGCGGCATCGTTGTTGTAAGCCGTCGGGCCACGCTTTGCCGCGGTGCTAAACCAAGTTGCTATGATTGAGTCTGCACCTTCTCCTTCAAGCCCAAAGAAAGTGTGTGGACCCGCGCGACCGTTGTGTGTGCGCGATGTGTAAGAGAAAACAACACCGACATTTTCGTATTGAGACGATGATGAAGGAATTGCCAACCACACCAAACCACTATCGGGGAACCCCATCCAACCGAGAACATCATCAACATCGGGCAAATGATGCCATATTCCGTTGTCGTAATACCCGTAACCGCTCGCATCGTGAATGCCGAGTGTGTTGTTCGCCATTGATGCATCAACGCTAACGGCGTAACCTGCGTTGGGTGTGTAAACACCGCGCCATTTGTTTCCGCGCCACGCTTTGTCTGTGCTTCCCGTGTAAAAGAAAGGCGTTCCGTCTCCACCTTGACCCCACATGTTAGCGCCAATCGTAAACCCACCTTGCGCAATATCTCGGTCATTGAAATGAATGAGCGTTTCTTCATCAATTGTTGTCGGCATCACCGAGTTTTTGTGAGAAAATGTGTCACCTGCGCGACGGTAAATGTAGCGAATGATATGTGACTTTCCTCGGTGGTCAACCATTTTTAATCCGTAAAGCGGTTGCGTCCCTGTTATTGTGTCATTTGTCTCATAAGCAGGAGCGTAAGTAGGATATGCGGAATAATAGTTTGAAGCGGTAGATAGATATTCACCGTAGATTTTAACAAAACGACCGCTGGATTTTCCGTCTTCGCCAAAACCCCAAAGCCCCGCGTCGGGTGCAAAACCCGGAACACCAGCGGCGACAATACCACCAAAATTGACTCTTGACTTTGCGCGTGTCCCTATCTGCAATCCTTCTCGGATAGTGAACTTTTGACCTGCATTTTCAAATGACTCCATTGCGCCGCTGTTAGAAGAGCGCCCTGTTGAAGCGCCTGTGTTGGGGCTTTCTTGACCGTCCGTCGTTGTGTTGTAGTTGGCTTCGTATCCAAGGTGAAGGTTGGTGATGAACTCATCAGCGGCTTCGTCCAATGCTACATATTCGCGCAAGGTTGTAATTGGCGCAAACGGTTTGCCGTTTTTGTCAATCGGCATAGGTGCTGGATGCATGTTTTCACCAGCCATTTCGGGTGGAGAACAAAAGAAATTGCGGAAGCGCCCACCATGTCCAATAAGAAATTGAGGTTTGTATTCAACCTGTGATTTACTATTGTCCAACCATGCACAAAAATTGCGTCCTGTTGCACCGGGAACAGTTGAGTGAATAACGATGCTATACCCTTCGTTGCCGTTTGCATCCTCAACTACGCGACCAATGTGAGCGCGCAAATATCCCATGTGTGAACCACGGTCAAATGATGTGAACGCAGTTGTTGTATTCCAAAATGGAGCGGGGTCGTAAGTTGACCCTGTGACTGCAAAGTCTGCATGATGGTGAATAGCGGTAGCGTCAGTTGGTTCATTTGTGTCGCTACCTGCGACTGATACAGAACGACGATTGATGTCAAACCGTTCTCCTTCGCCTGCGTATTGGTCGGATGGACGGCGTTGACTACTACGACCGTTGGGCGCACCGCCTTGGTTAATGAGACGGACAACTTCGCGAGCCGCCGCTTCAATGTCTGTGACACCTTCGCGCAATCCAACTTCGCCCATGTCAATTGTGAGGCGGCGAACAAAATCCATTTCAGTCCAATGGGGGAGTTGACTTAACCGACTATCAGCAATGCTGTTGTTTGTAGCACGCTTACCCTTCAAACAAAGGAAGGCTGAAATAACGCGTGTTCCTTCGGGTGAGTCAAAGAATGTAGCGCTAAACTCGTAATGCCCTGTCGTGTCGTCAACGATGGCTTCGGACACATCATGGTCTGCCGTTTCAGCATGTCGGGTTGCCGCCGCGTCAATATCAAGAGTTGACTGTGCAAGTCGTCCTTGGCCGTATTCAACAGACTCGTCACCGAAAGCAATTGTATGTTCTGTAACACGCGTTTTGCGAACATAATGGTTAGACGCAACACCCGATGTAGCCAAATACGCGTTGTCCATCAACCACCATGATTTGTGAGCGTATGCGCCTTCAACAAATTGAGACTTACCTTCGTCTTTGATGAGATTGTAGGTGACGCTGTTAATGGTTTGCGCGTCGGTGCTTGATGTTGTGGCTTTATCCTTGCGTTGTGTTTTGAATCCAGCCGCTACATCAAGACCTTCAATCGTTGGAGTTGTTGCACTCGTTTGAACTTGCATGTGCAAATCGTGAAACGCGATAAACTCGCGGTCATGTTCAACATCGTAAAGCAAAACGCGAGCGTGTTGCTCGGTGCTGAGGTAGGGGTCAAGGTATGCGACCACAGGAGTAGATGTAGTGTGTCCGAGTTCAGCCCAATTGAGTTCAATGGTTTTGTTTACATGTTGAACAAAATTGCGAGCAGTCTCAATGCAAGTATCGCCAATAAGGAAGTTCTCAAGAGGAAGAGTGTCGCGCGCTTCAACTCCCAACGCACCCTTACCGCCATTGAAACCACTCCACACCTCGTATTCGTTAAGAACACCTCGCGACTTACAAAACATACCCTCAATTGCGTGCGGGTTGGTGTAGTGCATGTTCATCCAAACCGTATCACCATAGCGCAAACCGCCGCCGCAATATGGATTGTTCCATGTTGAGTTAGCGATGCCGTCTTCTTGCTTGAGAGGGAGTGTTGTTGCATTGGTCGCGTAAATGCCGATGACGGTGATAACATCGTTTATCGCGAGGTTTGGTGCGCCGCTATCAAGAACAGGGTGTGCCGCAGTTGTTAATTCATTTTCTGCGGTTGATGAGTTGTAAGTAATTTGATACTTACGACCTGTGGCTTCGTTGATAGCGGCAAACGCGTAGTTGGTCGGCAGGTGTCCTTTGGGCAAGTTGCCTTCAAAATAGAAAGTTTGCCCCGTTTTGAGTCCAATCAAAGTGAGTTTTGCTCCGCGCGTTTCAATACGAGCAAGGTGGGGATTTGCAAGAGGACCAGCCTTGAACTCAACCGCGCTGACATATTGGCGGAGTCCGTAGTCAAGGTTGCCACCCTGTGTCATCACGCTACCTCGGTCGTAGTAAAACGGTCGTCGGTATTCTTGAGCAGATGACGCATAATTGTCGTCACCTGTCATTGGAAAGTTATTGCCGTCTGCAACCGCGCCAACAATGATTTGAGCGCCAACCTCTAACGACGAAAAGAAGTCTTCACTTGAATGACCTGCGGTATGGCTGAGTGTGATAGTAATGCCGTTTTTTTCGTAATACGCCCACTCGCCGTTGCCTAAAATAACTCGCCGTGTTCTCCCTGTGCTAACTCCGCGAACAGGACCAGCGGCATTAAAGTCCGATTCGGGAATGCGAGGTGAGCCTTCTTGAATTAAAAGTTCGGTGTTACTTCCTTTTCGCTCGTATCGTCGTATTGTTGCGCGTATGGGTAAATCATTGACAAGACGGTATTGGTATTGCCCGTAAGCCTCGTAGTCGTTAGCAGGATAATTGGGTGCGCGACGACCGACCGGAGAAGGATTCCATGTGTGAGCAGTCATGGTTGCGTCAAGGTGCAATTTCATACTGTTGTCGGGTCCGGGGAATACACCAGCGTCGCGGTCTTCAAAAAATTGTTGAGGGAATAGTGGGATTTCAACAAGCGCGCGCGTGCTGGCATATTGCGTCCCCAATTGATAATCGTGCTGGACTGAACCAATAGACTGAAACAGACGGTCATTGACGGTGGTTCCGTCGGCGCAAATAGAAGCAGAACTGAACGACGAATCAAGAAGAAGAGTTGCACCAAGAGTCACACCTGTTTGCGTTACCCAATCAACAAACGAACCAACTTCTCTTCCGTTAGAGAGTTCAAACTTTCCACTTCCAAAATGCACTCCGCTTGCGAATTGAAACGAAACACCCGTTCTGCTGGTGTATTCAGCACTTGCACCGTTCGGCAAATAAACGCGCCCCGTGGCGGGGAAACCGTATGTCCCCCATGTTGTAAGCGAAGGAGAAAGGTTGTTGAGCGGGTTGACGCTAATTTGCAATAGAGATGTGTCAACGCTATTCACTTGCGCGCTTGTTGAATGGCGAGTGTTCCAACCAACGCGCGACAACGCCGCAGGGTCCCATGTCGGCTTCGTGTTGACAGCGCCTTGACCAGCACCACCAAGCGTGACCGACACGACAGGTGCGCCCGGTTGAATCTCTTTGACAATGTGTGAATCGGGACTACCGTCGCCTGTGTAAGAAACAGTTTGGTCGGACACATCATCCATCAAACCTTTACCTTCCATGTAAAGAGTGCGACCACTTGCAGAGTCTTTGATTTGCATTGAAGACATACGGCAAACCGATTGAACGAACTCAACTAAAAATCGCGTAGGGTCGCTTGCATCAAGTGCGTTGCTCGTCACTCTTGACAACTGCATAGTGCGCTCGCGCTTGCTTGGTTGCACAATGATGATGTGATTATCGCCGTCTTTGTCGTTATCAATAATGTCAAACATTTCAAATGCGCCACCTTTCTGCGACGCGAACTGTTTGCTTTCTTGATAACGAGTTGGTGCGCTTCCAACGGGAGGGTCGCTTGCTCCGCGCTTGCGTGGTTGCAGATGCAACTTGTGATAGGCTGACGGGTGCTTCGTTGTCCCTACACCTTGAGGCGGCTTCTGCGGTTCATCTCCTGTTGCGCGAGGTGCGTAGTTGGATGGGATGAGCGACTCATCCAACTCTTCTTCGTATTCAATCCCGCCTGTGTTATCACCCACCAAATAGTGAGGAAGAAGCGCAAGGTTGCCGTCGCCAATGTCTTCGGGTGTTGCATAGATAACGCCGCCTGCGGCGTGAATGTTTGCGTTTGCACCCACCGCATCAGCAATGTGCGCCGCTACGCGCTGGCCGTTCAACAACGAACCTGCATCGGGAACAGTTTTGGTGATGAGCAACGCAGGGTCGTTGAGTCCCATTTTACCTCCTGTAAGGTCAATGGCGTTGTAGTGGATTTCAACATACCCCGCATCCAGCCCCGACACTTCAAGGATGGCTACACGCGACTCTGTTTCGGGTGTAAGGTGTTTTTTGTATTGAGCATCGTCGGTTGAGGACACATCAATGCCGCCACCTTTGAGCAAGAAGGGGCGAATGTCATCAACCGATATTGCAATGACACCATCGCGATGAGCATCAATGCTCGCCAAGCCATTTCTCACTATTCCTTTTGTTTGCGTTCTGACAATAATTTGAGAAACGCGAGAATTGATAGCCGTATGTGTGACCTCAATTTTGCTGTTGATGGGCAACTGTTCTTTGAGTCCAAGATATGGTCCAGCGAAGGTAACCAGCACATCATCAGCAATGCCGTCAATTGTTCGCGTTATATCCTGTGAGTGAGTGGGTGGAAGCAGGCGTAGGTATGGATGGCCTTCGCGATGAGAAAACTTGTGGCGACCCGTGTGTCCAATTTTGAACCTGTTATCCAACGACCATGACGAAGGTGAGAAGTTGTTGCCCGTAGCAATGTTGCGCGAAAACATAAACCCGTGAAAGCCGTTGCCGCTCTCGTCAATCACCATCGCGCCTGTCCGGTCAATCGCTTGACTGCCTGTGCCGATGGTTTGATACGGCTTCCCCGAAATGCTATCAATCAACAGGTCAGAGCGAATGAGAACCATTGTTGAATCGCTGGCGAGGTTGTTGGTTGCGTTGAGTGCGGTGCGCGCATGAAGCACTCCCCGTGAGCCTGTGTCGGGTGATACTCCAAAGTCAAGGTGAATGCTCTCAACCGTGATTGTTCCGTTGGTGTTGATTTGCTTCAACCGCACGCGTTCGGGTGGCGTGCCGTTGGGTATGCCTGTGAGCGTATCTGTGCCTGTTGGATTGATGAGTAGGTTAAACGGCGTGTGAGCCACGCTGATGACCTGCGCGCCGCCGCTATGCGCGGCGTTGGCTACACGATAGTTGCCGAGGCTTTCCAGCGTGTAGTTGCTTGAAAGAGTATCGGACTTACCGCTCACCGTTTCGTAAAGCGTTTGACAAGCCGTAGCACCAATGGTGATGCTGGTGTCCCCTGCTGACACGGCTGATGTGATGCTGAACTCGGTGTTGTCAACCTCAACAGGCTCTTCAAATCGCCAAAGCCCAATTGTGCTGGTTGAGCGAAGAGTTGGTTGTGCGCGCGTGCTTGCTTCACTCACATCGCTTTTCCAATGCACCGATTCAATGTAGCCACGGTATTCTCCGCCTTCGCCACCGATAAACAGGTCTTGGTCGTTGATATTGCAAGTGTGCTTTTTGTTCATGCGTTCCGAGGCCATCAGTTCGCCGTTGACATAGAGTTTGATTTGTTGACCGTTGAACTCACCCATGATGTGATACAGTTCGCGTTGACCAATGTTGTAGCCAACATTGTTGGAAATGAACGAACCTGCCGCGGTAGGATAGTTGTTTGCCGTTGTCGCGATAAGCGATACGCCATTGCTGAAAGTGACGGAAAACGAAGCGGCGGCAGGTGCGTCCACCGAACCCATGCGCAATTCAAACAAGCCTGCTTTGCTGGCGATAACACCGCCGCAGTCGGGCGACACCCATGCTTCAAGCGTGAACTTATCCAACACTTGGTTGACGCCTTTAGCGAAACGATGACTGTCGCCTTCTTGCATAACAGGGGCAGAAGAGCGCGCTTCACTACCGTTTAACACGCGCTTATGGCCTGTTTGTGTAAAATCACCTTGAGGGCAAACGACGCTATCGCTCACGCCATTGAAGAACAACGCGTGACTTGATTGCCCAATAACCGCCATCTCATGTCCCCACAATGAAATCAATCGGCTGGAAGGTAAGGTCGCCTTCGTAAACATTCTCACCCGCGTTGTAAGAGAATCCCATTGCTACAACGGTTCCCGCAATGCCTGTGAATGGATTGGTTGGGTCAAATAAAGTAGAGACGCTAAGAGTGTTCGCGTGCGAGTCTTGCTCGTCAGCGTTTGAGCGACCTGTCACGATGATGAAGTTGCGTTCAACATAGTCCTCTGTTGCGGCGTTTGGTGATGTCACAATGGAGTTGTAAGGCAATTGCATACCGACGATGTAGTCAGCCGTTTGACGCGTCGCCAAAGAAATGTCTGCCTCAATCAACGCTTTGGGGTCGTCGGGGTTTGCAGGGCCACCAATAGCACGACCCGACACACCAGCAAGGCTGGCGTTCCCGACATACGCGATAAGGTCTTGGAGTTTGTCTCCCGCGCTTTTGCATGTGCGGTCTTTACCGCCGCCAAATGTTTCAAAGAATGGTGTGTTTTTACCGAAGTTTGTGCTGAATGAAGGCGTTTCGTTGTTGCCTTCTTTGCCTTTTTCAGTCGCAGTAAATGTCAGTTTGCAGTTGGAGGACAGGTTCTTACCCACGCCTGCGGTGATGGTGAAAGCATCAACAAAGTTCGTCCCACCGCCTGTTGTAAGTTGGTCGGTGTATTGCCCTGCCGCGCCTTCCAATGCAGTCTTGATTCGCGAAGCAATGAGCGCGCCCGTAGTTGCTCCGCTGATGCCCACGGTAGTGATAGGTGGATTGTTGACCGCGCTATGAGACGCGGTGCTTGAATCAAACACAACGCGAACAGGTTTACGCGTGGTGTTCTGTCCCGTATAGGCCGTTTCAATTTCAAAAAAATATCCGTTGATGTCAGCAGGGTCAGTCGCTCCGCCATCGCCTGTCATCATGATAGCATGGCTACCTCCGCTATTGTCCTTGAGTGCGCTAAAATCAATTGACCCCACGGCGCTTGTTGCTTCGGTGTTGGATGCGGTGCAATCGTCGTCAGCGAGGATAACGCTTAGTCGGAAGTCGGCGCTCACCATGTTCATGTCAACACCGTAGCGCTCACCAAGAACGGGAACATTGAGAATAGGAACGGAGCGCGTGATATTCATGCTATACCCCGTCACATCAACTTCAAGCACTTCACCGTCATTGCGAATCAAACGAACCTTCGTCATACCGCCGACCTCCTGTTGCCGTAAGAACGCCCACCACGCGCCATTTCAGCACGAACGAGGTCACCAATTTCGCGCGCAAGTTGCTTCTTATCGGTTCGGTCGGTGACGCCTCCGACATTGATGTTGATAGTGATAGGCCCGCCGCCACCAAAGCCCATTTCTCCCGCTTTTTCTAAAGGCACAACGGCTTCTTTACCCGATGGGTTATCACCAATCATCGCGAGCGTTGGTCCTGTGACGATACCGCCTTTTGCAAACTTAGGGATTTTAGGTAGATTGAAAGTTTGACCTCCGATTTTAGGGACCCAATCGGGAATATCAAAACTCATTTTATCCGCGAAGTCATTGTAAATGTCAATCACCGACGAAAAGACACTTTTGAATCCGTTTAAAAACCCGTCCTTGAGCGTTTCGGGGATGCTCAAGAACCATTCTTTGAGCGCATCTCCACCGCCTGTCAAAGCCGTCCAAAAGCCTGTCACTACATCAACCAAAGCAGTCCAAATACCGTTGACTGTTCCAAAAATAATCGTAGCCCAAACCGCGAAGAAACCTACGATAATGCCTACAACCAGCCCCAAACCAGCCAGCAAACCATACCAAATCAGCCCACCGAGGCCCTTTATCCAACCCCACATTGTCGCGCCAATGATTTTAACTTCATCCCAATAGCGTATAATAGTCGCGACCAAGAAAACCAAAGCCAATCCGACGGCAACAGGTATGCTCATAACACCAAGTAAAAGCGCCCCAACTGCAATAGCAATCACGCTGAACAAACCAAGCAAGAATCCTTTGAGTCCTTCACCTGCGCCTGTCATATACATGTAAAGGCCGACAAGCCCACCAAAAATCAAAGCAAAACCGCCAAGAATTGTTGCAACAGTCAAAGAAGCCGCGCCCATTGTGCCTGTTGCTAAACCGACCATTGCCGCTCTCAAGAGGTAAAAACCAGCCGTCAGTCCAAGAGCAACCGCCACCGCGCCCATGAAAGCGATAGTTGATTCGCCTGTTTCATTCTTGACGAGTTGATAGGTTCCAACGATGGCTAAACCAGCGCCAATAAGGAGAGACGCGCGTCCGTTGAAAACGGCCATCGCCGCCGCCGCACCGAAAATTGAAACCGCGAGAATGTCAAAGAGCGCCGCTAAACCCTCGTCGCCTTCGCCGCTGATGATGAGCGCCAAGCCTTGCATCGCGTCATGCATCGGCCCCATTTTTTCGGTGATGTTGAGAACATCGCTATTCGTGCCGTCAATCGCCAATGATAGTGCCGCCAGCGCGAAACCGACGACAAGGAATATCCCCACCAATCCGAATACGCGCGCTGTTAAACGAGTAAAACGATTGTTGGCGGTGTTCAAAATCTTATTGTTCATTTTTGCGATACCGCCGAAAAGAAACATCTGCGTCGTAAGTTTCTGCATGATGGTCATGTTTTTGTAGCGTTCTTCTCGTTCTTTGACGCTCATTGCGGCAGAGTTGGCGATGAACGATGTGACATCGCCAACCGCTTTACCCATACTCAAAAGGTTCGCGACTACAAGTGAAATTGGATTCTTTTTTAGCGCGACTTTGAACTTCCCGACGGCTTTCTCAGCAATTCCCATTTTGGCTGAATGTTGCTGTTGAATGATACCCAACGCTTCCAAAGCAAAAGCCAACTCTTCAACTTGAGTCTTGACTTTTTGGATGTCTTCGCTCACTTCACCACCCCTCGCTAAACGGCATCGGCCCGTGTGTTGAGCCTACGCGACTCTTGCTTTTTGCTCCATCGGTCGCCTTCTCAATCTCTTCCGCTTTGACGCGTTCTGCCGCTACCGCCCATGTGAACGATTTCTCAAACGCGCTAATCGGCATGTTCCACACTTCTGTCAACGAAATACGATAATGTTTCGCGACGAAATACGCCGCTGAGTCAAACATCATTTCAGCATCGGGCGTCGGCTTCTTCATGAAGTCATAGACTTCATTCACTCGGTCGCCCCATCCGCTAAAGGGTTCGCCATCAAGTCTTGAGGTTGCGGCAACAACGAGGTGATTTGTTGCGCCACGAACGGCTTGAGAGCCAACATTTGAGGAATGCTCAACTTGGGTTCAGTTCGGTCAATGCTATTGGTGAACATGTAGCGCCAATAGTTTGCGAGGTCAATATCCACGCTTCCGTTCGCGCCAATCGTGACGAAGGTTTTGATGGCGTCTTGAAGTTGCATGAAGGATAACTCCTTCACCCACACTTTCATGACTACCTCTTCGTCGTCTTTGTCCACTCGTATTTCATGCTCCACCGCTTGGTTGTTCACCAAGAGGTTCATTGGGTCCGCTATTTTCGGCATTGTCGTCACTTACTCCCTCACCACTCGTCGCGGCCTCTTCGGAGGGAACGACAACCTCGGCTTCAACTGCCTCTTTGGAGGGGGTATCGGCTTCGGCAAGGCGGGTGATGAGTTCCGCCTTTGTGCCTGTGACGGGAAGACCGCGCGCCCGTAGGAGGGCTTTCAGTTCTTCAACCGTCATGGACTCGTAATCGGGTTCAGCAACTTCAACGGGTTGTTCTTCCGTCTGTTGCTCTTCGGGGAATGGGTTGCCGTCAGTCTTGGCGGCTTCGGGGTTGAATACTTCTTCAACGGGTTCAGCAATGAATGCACCTTCTGCGATAGCACGAATACTAAGCGGTCGTTCGCCGCCCGTATGCATGCTTCGTCGCGCCATCAAGCACACCCGCCTTGCTTCTCCATGCATTCGGAACACTTGTTCTTCCCGCACTTATCGCAACACATCTTCGCGCGGCAACCACTTTTGCCGCACTCGTCACAGCCGTTGCCTTTGATAATAATTGTCCAAGCGTCAACCATCGGATTCATTTTTTTCACCTCACATGTGCAAGAAAGCATCGTGCGAAATCACTCGCACATGCTTTGGTTTGATTTTCAATTCACTCTTGATGACACCTTTGTCTTCGGGAATGGGGAGGGGTGCGGTTTCAATGAGGTAGTCGTCAACGACAATAATAACCTGTTCGCGATTCGTCCCTGCGCCAGCCTTCGTCAGCGTGAGCGTGATAGGTTCGGTGAACGAGTGGCTACGGTTAGAGCGGAACTCGTGCCATATCAAGGGGTCGGATGCGATGACCGTCATGCTGAGGCTATACTCCATTTTCTTCTCAATCATGAGGTTCGCGTTGCGAGAACCTCCGAATGGGATTTGCTCAAGGGAATCACCAGCGGTGTTGACACTCTCGGCTTGACTGTTGCCGCGGATGGTGTAAATGGCTTCGGTGTTGTTGTTGCCTTCAAGAGCAAAGTTGGTGACTTGCGCGATGTTGGTTCCAAACGAACTGATTTGCCCGTTGTAAAAGAAGAACGGCTTCTCGGTGTTGGGTGCGATACCCGCCTTCTTGCGTTCAAGAGGACCGTTAGCGATGTTCTCAAACATACGGTGTGCGGTGTAGCGGTCGCCTTTGTTGGAGTCTTCAAGACGCCCTGTGTCGGTGTAGCAGTAAAGCGCGTCAAAGTTGATGGAGAGTTTAGCCTCAGCGTCAGCATCGGCGGCAAGAGAGAAGTCCTTGACCTTGCATCCTTTCCAAACGCGCGTCAATTGCTTGCTATCGCTGGCGCTTCCCGGCGCGGCTACGCTGGCGTCGTCAAGAGCGTTGGCGTTGTAAGAACCCGTGTCGCGTGTGCGAATGCTGGATTCAAGCGCAAAGGTTGGTAGGGTCGGTCCCGAAAAGAGAAGACGCGAAACACGGTTTGTGATGTTGCCGTAGGTGGCCGCGGCGGTGTCAAAGTCGGGTGAACCGTTGCTTGCACCGTTATCCATGTAAGCATAGGACTTGACGGTGAAACCCGCGGCTCCGCCTGTGTGAGTGAAATAGAACGGCTCGTCCACATGGATTCGCTTTTTCGTAGCGTCCACATAGAGAACTTGACGCATCTCGTTGCGCTCGGTGTTTTCCATGTCTGTCCCTAAGCCGTCTGCGCCCCATTGCGAACTGCTTGCTGGCTCAACAAGGTCGGAAGGGAAGTTCGTCGCCGTCCCATCAATGATGAGAATGTAGTCGCCCACGGCAGGGGTGTTGCTCAATGTGCCGTTGAACTTGAGGTAAGTGTCGCCTGCTGAAACATTGACGAAGTTGTTGGTTCCGTCAACCGTAGCGATAAGCGTCGCCTTGCTTTGAGAAGGCTCGTTGACAACTTCGCGACCGAGGGAGTAGTAAAGCCAGCGCGCGCTGTTGAACATCATCTCCATTGAGCCACCTGTGTTCTCAAAGCGTTGAGGTTCTTGGATAACCACATCGCGACCAATGCCTACGATGTGTGCTTGACGGATTTCCACTTTCGTTTCGGGTAGAGCAACCGTTGCGGCAAGACCGATGAATTGGTCGGTGAGAACAGATTCGTCGGATGAGTCGGCTTGAGCGTCGTAAGTCATGCCCGTGTCAATGGTCGGCGTAGCAATCGTGCTGATAACAAGTTCATCGCCCGCAGTTGATGCCGTGGATGCGGTCTTCAAATCACGGTCAAGTGTGATGGTAGTGCCGCTGTTAGCGACGATGGTGTAGGAGTTGCCTGTGGTTGCGAAATCATCGCCGCTAAACGCGCCATTGCCGATGACGCGGAGTTGCGACCCAACGAGCATGCCAGCGGGATAACGCAGATTTGCTTTGTTATCAAAGAATCCTTCGGTATTAAGGGTTAAAACATCAAAAGTCGCGCCCGTCCCACTTCCCGATGTTGAACTTTGAGTAACGGTGTCACCGACTGAAACAGCGTTGCTCCCCGCGGCTGTCAGCGTAAAAGTAGCGATTGCACCTGTCGCCACCGTGTCAACGGTGATGGTGTCACCGTTTGATGTAGTGATAGTATCACTCGCCGCATAACCACTACCTGCCGCATTCAATTCGTAAGATACCACTTTACCTTTGAAAGTGATGACACTTCCCGCGGCATTGGTGCTGAAAGAGAGGTTTCCACCGAAGCCACCATGCGCGAGCGCGAATCCGCTCTCTTTGCCGAAGGTGACTTCGGATAAGTCGCCCTTGTAAACTGTTGATACCATAAATTAGCCCCGCCCTGTCTTACGCGATGAGTTCCGAGAATATAACGATTTCAACTTGAAAGGTCATGCGATGAAGTTGCTTCGTCCGGTCCGAAAGGTCAGTTCGCACTTTGTAAAGTAATCGGTCAAAGTTCGCGCCATCGCCTTTTCGCTTGCTATGAATGATGCGCCGAATCTCATCCTCCATTTTCATGAGGTGCTTTCGCCCGTTCATGGTGCGCACATCAACGGTGACATTGATTCGCGTGTGAACGAAATCATAGAACACATCGGGTTGTTCCTCCGCGTGCAATGTTTCGTAAAGAAAAATCGCATCCTTGTTAGTGAGGTCAACGCGCTTGCCGCGACCAGCCTCAACCGTGGTGATGTCCTCAATGATGGGTGTGCGTTGGTTCGTATTCCCACGATTCCATCCTGTGGTGAGAATGTCCTTCATGAGTTCAATTGATTCAAGCGCCATTGAGCCACCCTCCAATACGCGACTGAGCGCTTGCTTGTTTTTTTGCTCTGCTAACAATGGCTTGATAGTCGGGGTCGTCTTCGCTCATGACCTCGCCATTCTCCTTGATGATTTGCCCCTTACCATTGACTGCCGCGTCGTATTGAAGAGCGCACGCGTCAAGGAAAATGCGCCCCTCATCGGTGAAGATGCTCATCTCGCGCGCTTGCTTGATAGGCTCCGCAAGAGCCGCCGCGAGAGCCTTATTGATGGCTTTCTGCATACTATCACCTTGGTTGGAATACACTTTGTTGAGGAATTGCATTTTGCCTAAGTGCGCGTTTATTTTGCAGGTTGGCGATTGCGCCGCGCACTTTTCCGAGGTTTGCGCTATACCCTTGCTCAAAACCCATCGCGTGTTCAGCGGAGTCGTCCCATCGCCACATCCTCTCAGGCTCGTTGCTACGCGAAACGCGGGATTCGGGTCGGGCGGTTCTTACACCTGCGCGCCCGCCCCACGGGGCATACCCGCCTTCAATGCTTCCATCGCCGTCAAAATCATCTCCCGTTAGGTATTGTAATTCCGTATCCCCTTCTTTGTTCGTCACGGGAATCCATTCAATAGGTGACCCATCATCCTTAGTTCGTTCATAAAAGGCCCTATCTTTTCCCTCGTTGTAAAGCGCGGGGGGTAATGTTGCGCCCTGCGCGCGCCAATCATCGTCGTAGGCATACACCCTTTGCGACTGTCGCGCTTTGAGCAAAACCCACGCTTCATTCATCGGATTCATATTATCACAACACCGTCATCACTTCTGTGTAGCGCGGTAGCGTCTCTGCAACCTGCGCTTTGAACAATTGATACTTGCTCCCCAAGTCTACATTCTGCGTTCCTTCGGGCAACAACACGCTACGGTCATCGGACAGAATCAAATCCATCGCGACCAACTTCGTGCAGATGTCCTCAATGGCTTTCTCCACATACCGCTCTCCGTAGACATAGGACACCTTGACGGCGTTCCATGAGAAGTAAGGGTAGGAGTTGTTGAAGTAAATCACACCCATGTCGTAGTCAGCCCACCAATCGCGAAGACGAGCCTCGTCGCCTGTGGTCGTGCCTACATAGTCAATTTTGAACTTCTTTTGGTTCAGCGTTGCATCGGCAACTGCCGCCGCGCTGATGTCGCCTACGAGGTCAGTCACGCCGTTGAGCGTTGTGCCGCTGATGCTGGTGTAGTAACCGTAAGTGCTTCCTATGTTGATGATACCGTAGGGAGCCAATCCCGACACGCTATTGACGACGATGGTGGTTGCGGTGGATGACACCACTTTCACATCGGTGCTGGTCGCGCCGGTAAAGGTGATGCCGTCGGAGGTGCATGCATAGGTGGCGTTCTCGCCAGCCTCGCCACGACGCATAGAGGTGATTTTGAGTTGACCGCCACCGTAGTCAGCGTTCGCAGAAGCCATGAACTCGTGATGCACATTTGCGGTGGTTGCGCCGTCAGTCTCGGTGATGTCTTCAAACTCAAACGACGGGCTAAACAGCGTGGCTGATTTACCTTTGCGCGCATCCTTATTGATGAGGTCAGCGAGTTGTTGAGCGGTGCTGACATTATCAAACTGCGCGCGAAACTTAGATGTCCCATCCCCAACCGTAAGCGTCGCGACGCCGCCACCACCGGGGCATAGAAACACTTTGTCGGTGTCAGCCGTCAGTTGCGTGAAGTCATCCACCTTGAGGCGGATTTCAGCCGCGGCAATCTCGCGATAGTCAGCACCCTGCCAAATCTCAAGTCGCAACACTTGCTGGACATTGCGGAAGTAGAGTGGGACAGAACCCACATAGTCGGTGTAGTAGCGACGACGGTAGGGCTTGTAGGTGTCAAAGTTGAGGTATTCAGCCGTCTGCAACATAGGTCGCCATGCGTTGTTCGTGAGGTTGTCAATTTTGTCTTGGGTGCGGAGGATGAGTGTTTCAACCTGCGCTTTCGTGACCCCTTTGCGTTTGCCGTTCGTGAACGATTGAAGGTTTTGGACCTGCGCGTTATCAGCCGTCGTGTAGTCTCCTGTTAAAGCATCAGCAAACGAAAGACGAACATTGCCGGAAGCGCGAGCAACGCTTGTAATAGTTCGCTCTTCACCCATTTCGGTATCGCTGGTAATTTCAATCGTATCACCTACTTCAAAGCCAACCAATCGGTAGTCTGCGGGGGAAATGTCAACATGGGTAGAGCCGTCTTCTGCGGCCAAGTAAACAGGGTCGGGGAATGGGATTTGAAGAATGTCAGCAACCTTTTGTGCGGATGTGTAGTAAAGCCTGTCGGGGAAGAGAGGACGACCTTCGCGCTCACCTGTTTGGAATACGGTCGGCATCACTCATCCTCCATTCTCGCGCGATATTCAAGGAACCTGTTTTTCAAGTTTTTCGGCATTTTAGGTAGTCTTCCGTGTTCTTGGTGGAATGCGTGTATGTCGGGGAACAGGTGGTCAACTCTACCACCGCGTGAGTCTTTGCGAGCGCGACGGAGTTTTTGTTCAAACTCTTCTTGCGCTCGTCGTCGCGCTAATTGGAGGTCGTATTGTTGAACGCGAGGTGTTTCTTTTGGAGCCTGTGCTTGAGCCTGTTGACGGACGCGCTCTTCTTCTGCTTGCATTGCACGCATCTGTGCGGCGGCTTCATGAAAACCTTGAGCCTCCATTTCTTCGGGCGTCATTTTGAGCAAACGCCAAGCCATATCCATTGGATTTTCGCTTCTTTGAAAAATGCCCTTGAATGGTATGTTCTTGAAAGTGGGTGTTCCTCTACGACCCGTTGCTCCTTCAAAAGAAAAATCAGTCGCTTGAGTCGCGGAATCGTCATCAGTCATGAAACGACGACCTTCTCCTGTTGCAGTCATGTTCATGCTTCCCCCACTCCCTACATCTCCTACCGCTTGAAAATCAACTTGGTTCGGCATTTCGGGAAGGTATTGCTTTTCGCCTCCCATGTAATGTTCGGTAGCCTCATCAAAAGCCGCTGAACCGGGATGGTGTTCAAGGCCACAATTCACGCACGCTGTTTTTCCATTTCCACTCGCGACGGTTCCGCCGCAATCCGAGCAGGTGTGAGGTTCCGCCGCTAAACCTGCTTTTCCTCGTGCTAACGCAACAGGAACGCGTTTGTCTCCAATGATTTTAATTTGCGCTGTATCAGCGTGTCTACTTCCCGTCATGGGTTTGATACGAGTGTCGTCATTATCGTCTCCATCAATATCACCGCTCAACCTCACCATCAAATCACCTCTTCGGTTTTTGCAAGGTTGTAGTGCATTGGTTTCTTACACGCGCCGCATCGCTCAAGGTAGCAAAAGTGGAGCATGCCGCAGAAGCGGCAACGCGTGCCGGAACCGATGTTCACGATGTCTCGGATGTTGCGCGTCTTCATGTTTTGACGCTTGACAACACCCTTCAACTTGTCGCGCTCATCGGTCTTAACCATTGACTCTTCGGCCTTACGCCAGCCTTGTTTCTCAAGGCGTTGCAGTTCGCTCAAGTCCATGTCGCTCACCTCACGAGGTGACGACTACGACATAGAGGTTGCCCTGCATGGTGTAAGAGGTGATACCCTCAACCGTCTTCCCGCTGGTGTAGTCGTCAAGGACCTTCTGCACGCCACCGGCCACACTCGCGCCTGTCTCGCACCCTTCGTTGGGTGTGAACTCAAACACTTTTGTGTCGGACAAGGTGAATCACCTCATCGCTTGCCGAAGACCATCAAACGACCGCCGCTTGCACCGGGGTTCGCGAAGCGAACAAGGGTCGCGGAAGTGGTGTCAATACCAGCCGTCAAAGGTGAGCCGCCGGGAGTCGCGGTGTTCGCCACAGCCGTGACCATGAGGACTTCGGAAAGGAAGTCGCTCAATTCAACGGAAGTGTCGCCGCTCGCGACGGTTCCGGTAATCACAATCAAGTCGCCCAAAGTGTGGGGTCTGTTATCGCTTACAAATGCCATATCATTCATCTCCTGTTGGTTCTGCTTCTTCTGCCTCGTTCATAGAGTCTTCGGTGGGGTTAAGGTGCGCGTCAATTGCCGCGAGCAACTTCTTTTTGGTGGACAGGGAAGAGGATTCAATCCCCTCTTCTTCCATCCACGCGAGAATGTCGCCTTTCGTCCATCCCATGTCGGGGATGCCGTCGTTGCCTGTGTCCACGGTCGCGGCTTCGTAAGCGAAGCCTTCAATGAGAAACTCTTTGTTGTTCTCAAAGGATGACCTGTAAGACTCAAGCCACTCCGCGCTAACTTCACGCGCTTGTCCCCAACTCCACCAACCCAAAGAACCCATGTTCGCGCCAGCGCGTCGTGGTCCTCGGTAGGTAATCGTAGGCAAGAAGAACACCTCAAACCACGATGAGAAGCAGTTCAGCACCCGTCGTATCGTTGGTTGTGCCGTCGCTGGTCAGTTCAATATCAAAGGTCAACTCAAGCGCGTTGGTCTTGCTCACACCAAGAGAAGCGGTCGCGTCAACCTGCGATGTGTAAACACCAAGAATGGTTGTGATACCTGCGCCACCTGCGTCTTGCGTTGGGTCGTTGGAGAGCGTTAGCGTGTCGCCTTCTGCAAGAGCAGAACTCATCGTAAGACCAATCAATCGCGGGCTTTGAGACGAGTTCGTGCCGTCAGCCTGTCGTGGCTCAAAAGGCGTAAGAGTTCCGGGGTAAGTCCCGGCTCCACCTGCCAGCCATGTCGTGCTGTCGTTGTTGCTCGCACCTGCTTGCAATTCAATGTCAAAGTTCACGGTAGTCGTAGCCGTTCCGCTACACACATATCGGATTCCTCGGTTATCTTTCGTTGTTGCCATTTTTCATCATCTCCTTCATTGTAGGTTGCGAATGCTCCCGCTTGCGCCAAAGAACGAACACCAAAGTTCGCCCATCGTTCGGTAAAGCCCCTCTTGTCCAAGACGGTTAATCGCGAATGGGTCGCCCGTTTCAATACCGCTTTCGTAGTATTGCGTTGGGATTGCAGTTTGGAACCACAGGTAGTCCGTGTCCAAGTAGTAGATGCGCGACAGAGAACCGCTGGCGGTTGCCGTGTCATCGGGCATGTCCTTCGTTGGAATCATAGGCACGCCGTTGTAGGTCGCGACAATGAATCCAGCCTCAAGACCCGGCACACCCTTCACGCCGTTGTAGGAAGGGGTAACGCGCTTGGAGTCCATGAAGCGTTGTTGGGATTGGAGCAATTGCTGAACGCGCATCAAAGTGTCGTAGCCCGTCAGCATGACCTTCGGGTTACCACCACGGGTCCAAAGTTGCTGGAACAATCCGTCCATTTGGTTGAGGGACAAGTTGCGGTTGGTTGCGGCGGTTGAAGCGTCGCCACCAACATCCACTTCCGCGCTGTGGAAAGCGGCGGAACCATCGCGAGTGATGGAATACATGTCGTGGTCGGTCAAAGCGTCAACACCTGCTTGGGTGGTGGTCATCACGGCAGGGTCAGAGGTGATTCGGTCAAGCGATTCAAAGTCGTTGCCTGCGGTGGTGGTGACATCCTGCAAGAGCATTCGGTTGATGTGTTCAGCGTGGTGCTTACCCATCTCTTCCTTCAACACTTGGCGCACATCGCCCATACCGTCGTCCTTGTCGGAAAGGAACATGCTCACTTCGGACAAGTCAAAAGTGTGCGCGACAGTCTTGGGCTTTGCGGCCACATGGAGGAACTCCGGCTTGGAGGTGTCGGGAAGAACGCCGTTCTCGGCAATGCCGCCACCCTTCGTGAACGAAGCGCGCTCCGTGAGGATGCGCCATCCACTTCGCTCCCAAGGCTTCTTGGGCAGAATAGAGAAGGCGTTGAACTCTTGGTTGAGTTGCGACCAAACCTTTCGGCCATAGATTGCTTGATAGGTTCCCGCGGTGGTGGACAACAAAGGCGCGTCAGCCTTCAAAATGTCACCTGCTCCGTAGGAGTATCCGGTCTGAGAAGCGCCACCGTAATAGTAACGCTCCATGTCTTGAACTGTTCTTACATAATTTCGTGCCATCAGTATTCCCCTCCTTTGAGTGCTTTGCCTGCAAGTCGGTGAACATCGTCCCACGACATGTTTGCAAGTTCAGCAGTTTCGGGAATGGTAACGGTTGCGGTGTTCGCAGACTTTGCAATCATTGAACCGCCAGCAGACACATTGTCAATGCGTTCGTTGAGCGCGAGAACAGCCTTCTGCAACTCAACCATTGGTTCGCGAGCGTCAAAGTTGGCCTTGGCGATTGCGTCAGCCTCAGCCTTTTGCTCCTTGAGGAAGCGGTCGGTGAAGTGGTTGTTCAAGTCGGACTTGAATTGTTGCTCGGTAGCCGCGGCCTTGAACACTTCGTAAGCAGATTCAATCTCAGCCCGTGAAACATTTCCAGCGTTGAGGTATTCGCTCTTGATGACATTCTTGTTACCGCTTGGTGCGGAACCAAAGTTTGGTTGAGGGCGCTTGCCGGAATCGTCTTCGCCAGCCCCTTCAAGGGAACCCTGTCCGCGCATGTCGTATCCCGACTCGCCCGGTCCGTAGCCCTTGTTGAAGTGGTCGCGAGCCGCATTGGGGTCAAACCCTGCGCTCTTTGCAGTTTGCTCAAGCCACAATAGGTAGTCGCTCGTAATCATGTCGTCTCCTTTCGTCATTTTCTCATCCTCTTTGTCGTTTTTGTCTTCGTCATCGGAATACATCATGTCCTCATCTTCGTCGTCTTCTTCGTCGTCGTCCATTGGGGGCTTTTCCTTCTTGGGCATTCGCTCCTTTTTGTCGCCGTCGCCGTCAAGGTCGTTGATGTCGGGCATGAATCCTTTCTCTTTGTCTTCGTCTTTGTCCTCTTTCTCGTCAAGTTTCTTTGACAAGCGTTCAAGGACGCTTTGCAGTTCGCTCATTGTGTTGGTCATATTATCACCTGTGTCTTCCTTGAGGATGCGAAACTGCGCTTCGGGGTTGATACCCTTCTCACAAATCGTAACCTCATGGAGTTCCATGCGACGGATTTCGCGGTAGTCGCCGCGGGTTTGGTCGCTCTTGTTGACGCGCTCAAATGCTTGACCGCCGATAGAGAACGAGCGCAGGTTCCCTTTGCGGATTTCGGAAGCCACTTCGCGTGCCTTCTCAATGTCGCCGCGCAACTTGATGACGACGAACATGCCCGTGTCGTCCACTTCGGACTTCCACAGGCGACCGTTGGAGTCGGTGTAAGAATCAATAACGCTACCAACTTGAATGTTAGAGTGTGCGAGTTGCACATTGCGAAATGCTTCGGCTTTCATGAACTTGCTGAAAGCGTCTTTGAGTGCCGAGCGGGTGATGAGGTCGCCCTGCTTGTCAACCATCTCAACTGACGCGTATCCAGCAACAACCAAATCATCGCCGAACCCCTTCAAAATGATGGGGTCCGAGGAAGAAGAGGGGGCCGCAAGAATCGCCATTGCTTTCGCGACTTTACTTCATGCTATATCAATGAAACCCTCATTGAAGCGCGACGACACCATCATCCTCTAACACCGCTTCTTCGCCTTCTGTGCTTCGCAGTCGCTTGGTTTTCTTTTCAGTCGCGGGCTTTAACTCATCGTCTTTGCGCGCCGCGGGGTCAAAATCGGGGAGCGTTTCATCGTTGATGTTTTGAGTAGGTCCGCGCGGATGTTCATCGGGGGTTGCATATCCGATGCCCAAACCCTGCACACCTGTGCTGGTAATCTTCTCTTTAGCGAGATGTTCTAATCCGCGCTCCGCCAATTCAAGACCGCGCTTGATAACTTCCTCTTCCTCTTCCAGCACCTTCTTTGGTTTCTTGCTATGCCCTGCTGGTGGTTCGGGTTTGACCTCATCGTATTCGGGTTCCTCCACTTCTGCTTTCTTCAACAACAAAGCCGCTTGATACTCCCAATACACCTGTTGGTCTTCGGCTAAACGCACAAGGTATTCATTGCCCCATGTCGTGGTTTGAGGTTCAACAAACCAAACACCTTCTTCTTTGCGCGTCTTACAAATCACATCATCATCAAACGCGGGGAAGTTGATGACGATTTGCCCCTTCTTGATACCCACGCGTTGGGCGACATGTTGCTCACCAGCAAGAATCGCGAGCGTTTCAACGCTATCAGCGGCGAGCGGTTCGTTGTCCGTGATTTTTGCAGAGCGTATGCGGTAGACAGGATATTCACCCTTTGAAGCGCTGACGCCTGTGCAACGGACTGTGGCGAAGTCTCCGACATTCAAACCCCGCGGACCCTTCGCGTTGCCGACCATCATGTAATGCTCGCCTTCGTGTTCCTGTGCGCGCTTCCCGTAATTTTCGGGATGCATGAGTGGACCGACACCGACGGTGTAGTTTTTACCAGCGCGCGAAAGGATGACCACATCAACCATTTTCTCTTTGCTCAACAACACCCACTTGGGGTGGCGAGGCTCTCCTTTCATGTAAGTCGCGTTCGCATCGCGGAGAAGAATGTCAATGTTTTGCTCTCCCCGCAACCCTTCAATTGCAGTCTGCAATCCTTCATCGTCGCTACGCTTGGTGTTGATAGGTTCGGGCATTTTGATGTGTTCGCTGGACTCGTATTGAGCGCGAAGGTGGCGTATGCGGTCTTTCGTCGGCATGTTGTGCGTGTCCTCGTCCGCCGTCTTGAGCAAGTCAACAACAGTCATCAGTCCATCATGAAGAATCGCGTGAACCGTGAAGTCCTTTTCGTAGACCTTATCCGCTTCCTCCAAAATAGCCTCATCCAACTTCACCTCTCCATCAACACCGTATGCCGTGATGCCTTTTTTGTCTTTGGTCGCAATCACATGCTCACCTTGCGGGTAGAGTGAGATAACCCAATCACCTGTGAATCCGCGCAAATGTTGCATGTCTTCCAAATCAAAAATGCGATGCATGAACTTGACAGGTTGAGGCTTCCCGTCTTCTTTGGTGATAAGCGAATCATCAATGACAACATCAGCAGAAGCAAGTTTGAGTTCGGTGAGGTCATTCGCGCTTTGCGCTCGCGCATCAAAGGGGGTTTGTTGCCCGAATGAGTTCTCCAATCCAAATGTGTGAGGTTGGAGCATCGGGTTGACAGCCATCATCGCGTCTCGCGAAACAAACATGTTTTTACGCATACCGTTCGGTAAACAGTTTGGAGCGATTTCGGGCGATTGAAATACGATGTGGCCTTGTTTAAGCGCGTCTTTGTTGATGGTTGCTTTGAGAGGGACAGACCTGCCGTGTTTGTTCATGTATTCTTTGCTGGTGTAAAGCGGTATCAAAGGAGCCTTGTCAAGACCGCCGCCGCCAAATCGCAATGTCTTTTCACTAAGCGTGTGATTCGGATTCGTTACAACCGTGTCATCACCGAGAGAGTGAGCCATCTCCCTCATTCTTTTATATCGGCGCGTCAAATCCTCTTTGCTACCTCGCGGGAAGATATTCTCTTGCATTTTTCCTGCGGGAAGACGAATACCCGTCGCCAAAATGTTCCTATCGCTACCCCCTTCCAAATGTTTGATTGTATGCCCCATCACATCTTGAATAGCGTTAAACTCATCGTCCATTGAAACGGCTTTGCCATGATACTTTACCGAATCGCCCCCGTGAAGCAAATTGTGAGTTTCGCTATTGAGTTTGTGAACGCCACCCTCATCATAGCGAATGTGGTAAGCGTCGCTTATTTCTTTGTGTAAATTGTTGGGGTTCTTGATAAGGTCAAGCACGCTTTTGACATGACGGCTCCCTCTTCGCGTCCTGTCTGTGACTTGAGAAGGCGCGGGGACATCAACCGCTTCACCCAATTTTTTATGCGAGTAGTAGCGAGCCATGAACGCATCCTCAAACGAAATGCCCTGCTCTTCCGCGGCTTGAGTGACTTCTTTCATCACTCGTTTGAAAATAGCCTCCGACTTTCGGTCGCCGTTGTTTTTGGAAAAGACATGCGTAGCAACTTCATGCCCTTTCACATGTTCGGGGAAAAAGTCGCTAAGTTGACGGAAGTCTCCTTTTGAGTCGTAGTTTGAGCGTTTTACTTGCAAGTTGTTGAGACGACGAAAAGTCTCGTTATCAACCAATTTGCTGATGGATTTGGCGCTTTTGTGACCGTGTGCTGTAATACCCTTACGCATCATCTCATCACGCTCTTCGGGCGTGAGATTTGCGGCAATGTATTCTGCAATGTGCATACCGTAAACGGTGTGCGCCCACGCGTCGTTGTTCTCTTCGGCGCTCATGCCTTCATAGCCAAAAGCCTTCTTTCCAAAGTGAAACTCAAACGCAGGTTTGACGATACCGTTGAATATCTCTTCACTCACATCATGTGTTTGTCGCGCAAGTTGCGAATGGTCTTCAATTGGTTCGTTGGATTCGCTCGGATTGACATAGGGTTGCAGTTCATTGATTTTCGCGTAAATAATGTCGCGTTTAGCATCGTCTTTTTCAAAACGAAGAGCATTTGTCAATTCGGTTTTACGCTCATAAGCGAGTGCAGATATGTCGGGGGCTATCACATACTCTTCTCCATGTTGAGTCATTCCGAAAGGCATGAGAGAGTTTTCATTGGACTGCTCTTCGTATTCCTTAATTCGCTTCTTCAACTTACGCATTTGCCTCTCCGAGTTTTCAATATCCAAACCCTCTGTCGCCATAACTTCGCGAAGCAATTGATTTTTGGTAAGCGCTCCATGCATCAATTGTTCGGGAGCGTAAAACTCGCCGCGTTGCAAAGCATCAAGGTATTTTTGATATTCGTCAAGCGTGTAAAACGAAGAGTGTTGGCGACCTTCTGTATCAACAGCACCCGTCAATTCGCGATGAACTTGTTCCGCCCCTCGGAATTGTCCTGTCGGGTCACTCCTACGAGAAGAAGCATGATTTCTGCTCTTCCAATCCTCCAATGCAACAGGGTCGCCGATGTCAAGCGGCTCATGCGACCCCATCATACCGATAGGAATGCGAAGAGTGTGTTCGGGCTTGAGGCGGTCGTAGTCAAACCGCTTGAGAGTGTTTCCTTTAAGTTGTTCGGAAAAAAAACGCCTGTCGTGATTTTTGGTAATGGCGTTATCGCGAAGAAGTTGCACTTCGGACATGGGGTGGTTAGAAACAATGTTGTGGTCTTCGTGTAAACCATCCATGCTTAACATGCCCAATTCGTCTCGTTCATCGGGGTTGAGGTTTGCCTCAGCACCGATGAAACCAGCAAGCGAATCACTTGCAGGAACGCGCGGAAGAGGCATGTCTTTGGTATAATCCTCCATGTCAGCCGTCGCTTCAGCGCCAATGGCTCTCGTTGCCGCGGCAGGGTTGCTTTGGTCTTTGAGTTCAATGAAGACTTCTTCGTCTCTGTCAAACTTATTTTTGAGATTCGCGATTTGACCTTCTGTGTATCCGTTTTTGACGGCTACTGTTTCCATTCGCGCTTTATTTTGTTCATCAAGAGCCTCGTTACCACTTTTTTTGTAAGCGTCTTTCCTCTTGTCTTTCTTGCGACCTGCTTTGGGGCCTTCTTGAGTTCCCTCAGCCCTGTTGGGAAAGTCTTGGCGAAACGACGGCATAATCAAGCGTTCGGGAACCCCCTCTTCACCGCGAAGCGTATCAAACCAAACACCCGGCATTGCATCCTCGCGCAACTGTCCTATGTCATCCCACTCTTCATTTTGCGCACCATGCGCTCCCATCATCTCACTCATGATGCCCAAAAGCGTCTTGACTTCCTTAGCGTCTTTGGGATTTATCCAATCCTCGTCAAAATCGCTTGTGTAGTGAAAATCATTCATGCTTTCCATGATAAGGTCGGCTTTACCTTCAATCGTCATTTGTTGTGCCGCTTTTTTTGCGAACTCTTCAAACAATTTTTCGCCGCTCTCAGTAGCGAAAAAACCGTGTTCCTTTAGTTTTTTAATATCGGGGGGTTCGTGAGTCATCGCGATGTATTCGTCTCCCCCGTCAATTATGTAGTGAGGATAAGGTCCGTATCCTTCAACTTCAATGTCGGGGTCTTGTCCAATCAATTCATCAACGGCGGCTTCGTAATCAAGACTGCTGGCGACGCCTTCTTTCACATCGCGAATGAGAGAAAAACGACGACCCAATTTGAGGTTTTCAAAAAGTTCATCAGCAAACTCTTTTGGAGACGCTTCCAATCTCGCGCGCAGTTCGCCATCTTGCAACATTCGGTTTGGAGCCATGTGTGAATATCCGCGTTTGAGTGCGCCGCCCGCATAAGAGTGACGAAGTGCGGCGTTGAATACACGACCGTGGAGTTTCATGTAAGAAGCAACCTCAGTGTTACCTTCTACAATGTTGTTGAGTTCCTTTTCGCTCTCAGCGCCATTGATTTTCCAATGCATAATGTCGCGAATCATGTCATTGGGGAGCATGTAAACTCCGTCTCGGTAAGCGTCAATGCCGATGCGCTCCATTGATGGATAGGTCCAACTCCCATTCTCAAGGTGAATGGCGGCGTTGTCTTTGACGAGTTTGGTGAACAACTTACCCGCATCATTTCTCACCATCAACTTGTTCTCTCCTTTGGAGTTTTGAACGGTATGAAACCCTACACGAAGAATAAGGTCGCGAGGTATTCCTTCATTCTCCCATTGCTTAGCCCAAATGAAAAATTGTTTCATCTCCTCCTGTTGTTCGGCTTCGGGGAACTTCTTCATGTAATCCTTTTTGAAGTCCTCAAAGCCAATGTTGAACATTTTGTTAATGGTGAAATTGTTACCGCTCCAATTGCCGAGCATGTCATTCTTCTTCAACCTCGGATGCAATTTTTTCGCCGCTTTCACCATCGCTTTGTTGAACTCAAATGCTTTATCGCGCGCGAACATTTTGCGCATCAAGCCATGCGTGATGGGGATGCTTTCGTAGGATGGTAGGTTATCGTAGTCGGGGAACAAGCCTTGTGCGCGAATAGGATGATGTGGTTGGTCAATCACATCATGCTCTTCGGTGTTGCGCATGGTTTGCATACGCCAACCTGTTGCTTGGCGAACCATTCTGTCAATTGCTTTCATGTCACCATTTTCTTTCGCCGTCATCCAATCGTCAACTGTGAACAAAGGAATTGCTCGGTGTTGAGGGCGACGAGAAGGCTCATGTTTCGTGGAGCGAGCGGTGATGGTTTTGGCTTCTTCGTAATACTTGGGTTTTTCCATCATGGTCGCGAGATATTCTTTTGCTTCCTTGCGAAGCGGAATGTAAGCAATATCGTGATTCAATAAGTTCTGCGCGCTAAACAAAACATTTGCCGCTTCATTGCGAGCGTCTTCGCCTTTGACCAGCGCGTCGTAAAACTCGTTGACGACTCTTGCGTGATATTGGGAGGCGTTCTCGCGCACTTTCTCACCTCAATAATAATCGGTGAGATTGTATGCTCCTTCGGGATTCTTATCGGATGGGTCGCCTGTTTTATTCTCGCGCATATCAACCGTATTCGGCCATCCGGCATGCGTCTTGAGTTTTGCTTCCTCTTTCTTCGCGCCGGTATTCTTGACATCCTCAACCTCAATCTGTTGTTGGTTTGTCCAATAAGTTCCGGGGCGCACTTTGTCAACGCCACGCACGCTCTCAAATGAATCGCCGGTCTTTGAACCCAACTTCGCGTCGGCCTTCTCCATCAGTTCGTTTGCTTGCTTGATGAGTTCGTCAACATCGGGCGCGTTCTGCCCTGCCTCAACTTTCATCGGCTTCATTGGTCTACCCTCCTTCCTTCAATTTGCGCGGCGGTGTTCGCCATTGCATGAATGTCTTCCCATGACATTTCGTGCCACGCTTCATTTGATTCGGGCATGCTGATACCTACATCGTCAATCGCGGCGGCGGCTTTGCTGATAACATCATTGCGGTCACCACGAAGAGGGTCACCCCAAACATCCTCGTTTGCGGGCGTGTTCGCACGAACAAATCCAGCGCGTTTGAGAAGAAGTTCGGGCGTGTTCATGCTTTTGCGCATCGCAGTAATTTCGGAATCCATCGCCTCCATTTTGCTGATGAGTGCTTTCATCAGCATCATTGCGTCGGAGTCGTCTGTCACACTCACACCTGTCCTTGCTTTCTAAAAATGCCGCCAATTCGGTCGGGGCCGATGTAGCCCATCGGTCGCTCGTCCGATTTCGCGATAACGCCTTGTGTGCTATTAAACTGCATAACAGGCGCACCGCCTGCGTATCGGTCATTGACGCCAAGAATGCGGTCGTCGCCGTTTTGTGATTTGTAAATCGCGGTCACATCGTCGGCGAGATAGTCGCTGGTTGACTGAATACTCCGTAGGAATTGTTCAGCAGAAACAAGGTCGTTGTTCGCAAGCGCGACCTTAAACTCCGCGACGGCGGTTTCAAGTTTGCGGACGATTGGGTCCATCTTGGTAAGCAGGCTCATGCATCCGACGAGGACACATCACCACTTTAACCTATTGGAAACCACTCTCTTTCTGTTTTGAAGTCGGGTCTTTCGCGGCTTGGACGCTATCAAGAGCCTGTTCAAGTGGCGTTTTTTTACTCCCGCGCTGGTTTTTTTTGCTTGAAGGTGCGCCCGATTGTTGGGTTTCGGAACTGATGGGCGCTGGCCCGCGTTCGCGTTGGCCTGTGCTTTCACCAAGCCCGATAGCCTTCTCCATCATCATGATTTGACCACCATCTCCGGGGGGAGGCCCTCCGCCTCCGGGGGGAAGCCCTGCCCCCGGCGGCATCATCGGACCCCCACCCTGTGGAGGTAAGCCGCCCCCCGGCGGCATGGGTGGAGCGCCTCCCATCGGCGGCATTCCGCCGCCCATCGCGCCACCAGCCTGTTGTTGCATGGCGGCTTCTTGCGGGTCGGGCTTTTTGTAAACAAAGCGAATGTCGCTTCCAGCATCCTCTGTCAATTCGGGCTGGAAACCAAGCGCTTGCATTCGTTGTGCGATGTTGACTTCTTGTTCGTCGCGTCGCAGTCGTGTGATTTCATCTTCTTCCTCGTTCGGGTAAAGCGTCAAACACCAATCGCTTACTCCCATTTGTTCAAGCAACCGTGGGAACAATTCGCGCGAATACAACTTTTGCCCCGATTCAACGGCACGATTGGTGACAAGGATTTGCATGCCTTCGTTGTTCAAACCGCCCGACTTACCTGTGTCCATCATGAAAACATTGGAGACACCGTAGAAAGCGGCAATACGCATGCGTATTTCATCGCGAACTTGCGCGTATTGCATCTCGTCAAGACTGTCCATAAACCGAACAAACTCAACTTTACCTCGCCCTGTTGCCGATTCAACGCCAACCTTTGGGATGTAGTGTGGGTCGCGCTCCATTTTTTCTTCTGCACCTTTCCAAAACGATGCAGTTGACTGAATGTTATCGGTGGTGATAGCGAGAACACCACGAGGTATGCGTCGCTTTTGATACGCGAGGTAGATGTAATTGTCCATCGCGGCAAGACTCATGGCTTGACGCCACATGCTGGCGACGGGTGAACGACCGTAGAGTTTTGACGGATTGAACTTTGAGAGGTGCAACACTTCGCCATCAAGGTAGTATTGCGTTTTGCCGCTACCAGCGGTGTTGATGTAGTGGACATCCTGTAAAGGAAGAGAACACACATCGCACTTTTTGTGGTCACCGTTATGGGGATAAGTCTTGTCGCGATGCACAGGACATAGGAGGTATCGTCCTCCGCGCTTACCTGCTTTATCAGCAACAATACGCATGAAAGTCGGGTCGCCACGAACCAACTCTTTGATGCGGAAGAACTCAATTTCACCGCTCTTCGGGTCAATGAAATACTCTTTGATGAGCAAGAGGAACGCGTCGTCAACAATGTCTAAGTCCCATTCAATTTCCTTCATCACCTCAATGAACGATTGGTCCATGCTGTTGCGCTGTTTCATGAGCCAGCGAGGATAAAGGATTTGGTCAGCATCCGGGCTTTCAAAATCAGCCTGTCCGCAAATACGACATTCGCTTACCGTGTCGTGCTGATATTCTTCTTCGCAGTTCGTGCATTTCTTGTGAAACTTCTTCTCCCAATAATACCCGCGACGAAAAATCTCTTGACATAGAGTGTTGATGGTCGTTCGGAGAATAATGGATTCTTGAACGGTCGCGTAAAGTGCGGGTATGGACACACCTTGAACGAGAACAGGTTCTTGGATGCCCGTCTTCCAAAGCGGCATCTGTGGTTCCGGGGTTGTTCGGCGACTAAACGGCTTTGTCAACGCTGACAAAAAACGGCCAACCACGCCTTGTTCTTCGGCCATTAAATCATCTCCACAAGTCGGTTAGCGTCGTCAAGAAGACGAAGGGTTTCACCATCCCGACTGAATAGCGCATGCACTCCCGCTTCATCAATGTTCCACTCCTTAAGAAGTTCTTCGCGCTTGTCGGGAACATCCTTCCAATTCAACCATTTGACGATGCGAAACAAATCATCGCGACGAGATTTCACAATGTCGCTTTTTCTGCCGCGCAAATCAAGCAATTCAAGAACTGCTCCCGCTTGACCTTTTTTCATGCGTAAGTGAGGACGAATACCTTTCATCAATTTACGCAAATCGTCTTCGGAATAAAATTGAAGGCGGTGTTGAGTGCGACGACTATTTTTGTGGATTTTCAAATCAGTTTGCAACACGCCGCAACCAAGCGCTTTGTGCAACTGTTCGCAATGCAACTTACCTCGTTCACCCGTAGCGATGAAGCCTGCGCGTGGCTCAAGTCTCTTGGTGATGGTGATGTAACCGTCAGCATCAAGAAAACCTGCGGCGTATGCCCACACATCCTTGAAAATTACGGTGTCATCGCGGACAATACCCCATGTTGCCCCCACGCGCTCAATATCGTATTCAACACCATGCATTTTGAGAAGCGTGCTTAAACGATTGGCTGAGAGATTGCGAGCCTTCTCTATGCTGGCGCATAACTCGTTAGAGGGTAACGGTCCTCGTTCTTCAAGAATAGCCTGCGCCTTACTCAAAAAAATGGCGTCTGTTTTTTTGATGTTGTCAACTGAATGAAGCGTGTTACGCCATTCTTTCTTTGAGTTCTTTTTCAATTCTTGCGCGTCAATCCACATTTGTCGTTGCTCGTCATCAAAGTCTCCTTCAATCAACAACAACTTGCTGATTATGTCGTTGGCTTTTTCCCATTGCACACAAGCACGACGAAGCGCGTATTCTCTGCTCCCTCCGTATTTACGGAGAGCCTGCAAATCACGGTCGCTAATGCCCAAATTACGGACGGTTGATTGATGCTTGTCTATCCAATCAATGGATTGAAGTGTGGCCTCTACCTCTTCTTTCTTCGCAATGCGTATGGCTTCAATAGCATGGTCAATAGCGTCTTTCATGCCTTTGTTGACGCGGCGAGCCATGCGCAAATCTTTAACCAATTCTTCTGCACCTCGCCCAAACATAGACTGAAACCAACCGCCGTCGGGGAGAGCGCGCTTGAGTTGTTGCGCAACTTCGCGAGCCATCTCTTTCTTTTCTTTTTCTTCCTCAACTTCGTTAGGGCGCGGAGGTGTAGGGTTAGCGTTGAGTTGACCTTCACCTTGCGAGATAGGTGCAGGTGCGTCACCAAATGATGCGCCGCGAATATCCGTCTTGAGTAGAGGATGATAAAGAAGCATATCATCAATTGTGTTTAAATCAATCAATACGCTCGCCCCCACCATGTTGCGAAATCAATTTGACATGTTAAGCATCTATCGGATTGGGTTGTCGCTTTTTTACACCTACGACACACCGTTGCATAACGAATGCGCTTCGGCATTTTCTGCCTCACGCGGTGCTTGAAAACATCATAGTGCTTACTCGGCATCACCACTTCTCCTTATCCGCCCAATATGCGGCACTCATCGGACCACGCGCTATGTTCTTTCGGTGTCGCGACTTGAATGACTTACGCTTTGCTTTCATCCGCGCGGATTCACCAGCCTTTGG